AGGGTGTTCCGATTCGGACGATGATTCCGAAGAAGCGAAGAGCGGGAACCAGTTCTGTAGTACAGATCAAGAATTATTTTTTATGTAAGTTTTTTCCACACAAGAAGGGGACGACTTATGCGCACACGGACGCTGATACGCGAAACATTTTCAAGATTGCGAAGCGTGTGCATGAGCATACTGGAAATGACGATGCTCACGTTGGGGCTACTAGCATACAGTTTCATCACGATTCTGTTTATGAGTGTCGCACTGCTGGTGGTCGTAGTGGCACTTCCCATGGTGACGATATTGATTATATGCACATTTCAGAAGTCGCTTATATCGAAAATGCGATGGAGACGGAGGGGGATGCGATTGGGGAGATGATTCAGGCGGTGATTTTTCAGCCTCACACGATGATTGATTTTGAGAGTACGGGTAGTGGTCCCATCGGCGATTTTTTTGATCGTTGCAACGCCGCTAAGGCGGGAGAGAGTAATGCCAAGTTGATATTTTTGCCTTGGTATATTGATGATAATTATCGTTTGGAGCCGCCGAAGAAGTTCAAGATGACTGAGGATGAGATGGCCTTGGCGCGGAAGTATAGGTTGGATAGGGGTCAGGTGTATTGGTTTCATTGCAAGCGTAAGGACTTTACGAACATGGGTAGTTTTCGTCGGAGTTACCCGACGAAGTACGAGGATTGTTTTGCGGTGGGTGAGGGGTTGGTTTTCCCTCAGTATGACAGCGAGAAGAATCGTGGTGAGGCGAGTTTCGCAGGTGGTGTGACGTATCGTAGTATAGACTGGGGTGATACGCGGGAGCATCCGTTTGTGTGTGTATGGTTGAAGCACTGGCCGGATCGGAGGCAGGGGTTTTTATTGAGTAAGAAGAACGGGTGTGACTTCATGGATGTGGAGTTTCGGAGTTACAATCGGAAGGATAAGACGGGTTTACCGACGAAGAATACACGGGCTGACAATGATCATTCGTTGGATGCGTTACGGGCGATGGTGATGAGCAGGCGGTTGACGGGTTTGGTGTGGGTATATCGGGTATGGACTGATGACGGGAAGTTGAGTCCGGAGGAGCGGGCATTGGAGATTCATCGGTTGAGTGGTTGGGAGTGTCCGGAGGGAGTTGCGGAGACTGATTTGTGGAGGTGGTATCGTGGTTTGAATGGAGAGGGGGTGGAGATCACGGTGGCGGACAGGGGCAGGCCGGACGCGATCCGGCAGTTCAATAAGTGGGGGATACCGACGATAGCGAATCGGAAACCTCCGAAGACTCGTCAGGGTGAGAAGGAGGACGGGATTTTTATGATCCAGGCGCTTCTCAGTGGCGGGAGTCCATTTGAGGCTCCGACTCGGAATGAGGGTAGGGAGGCGGCAGATCGGGTGGTTGCGGCATGGGAGCGTAAGCGGCCTGGGTTTGTGGATTTGATGGACGAGGAGATGGGCGAGATGGAGGAATTTCGGCGGGAGGAGCAGGCGGCGGTGATGGCGGAGCCGGACGAGTATGCTCCGGATGGTTTTCAATGAAAACCATCTACTTTTTGCTGTAAACAGCAAAGAAGCGGATGGATATCAGTAGAGCGGAAACGGAATAATTGTTTTGTTATTTATTCCTTTGGAAAAGTAAGTTTTCAAAAGATACAACTTGTTTAATAACAGATACTTACGGAACCAGTTGTTATCCAAAAGTAAGTCGGCGGAATAATTAAAAGGGAATTATTCCGCTCATTAATAGGAGATATAAAATGGACAACACCACAACAAGTATCCTGCCGAAATCATGTGAATTGTGTTACCAATTGGCGACCAAAGAGTTATATGGCGTTGATTTGTGTGCGCGGTGTTATCTGGATCGGCGGTGTCAGATGGACAGTCCGTTTCAGCGATCGTATCCAATGTCCCCTCGAAGGTTCCCTTATTGGGATGATTTTGCCCCATACAACCCATATCCGAGTTGGACATATGGTCCGACTTGCGGGAAGACGACGACATTGCCCTTGTTTGGTCAGGCGATATGTTAACAAGACGTTTACCGGGGGCCGTTTTACAGGTGTTGGCGGCACGCTTTCGGGCGGGGGCGGGTTTGACAAGCCCGCCCTGCCCCGGCTTTTTTGAAAGGGATGGTATGTTTCAAACAAAAAACAACCTTGCATTCGTTCCCGTCAACACTGACCAGAAGGTCATTGGACTCCAAGCCCCTGACGAAGACGGGAATATGCACACATTGTATCTGGATGAGCAGATGGTCACTTATCTGTTGACGCAGTTTTTTGATGTCGACGGGTTGGCTCATCATCTTAAAATTCATTCAAGCGGTAAGTACCAAGTAAGCAATAAGCGATGGTAAAAAGGAGAACCAAAATGGATGAGCAAAAAGACCCAATCAGGGTGGTATTGGTGGGATGTGGGAATTGGGGATCGAAGTTGCTGTTGAAGATGCTGGATATGTCCGATATTCAGGTCGCAGGGGTGATTGATCCGGTGGAGGGGCGTTTGGCCGAGGTGGCGAAGTTGGTCGACAGCCAGCGTGGAAAGCCTAAAGTGCGGAAAATCACGCAGTATTTGGATTCAATAGATGCATTATCATTATGGGATAGCGTAGACGCCTTAGTTATTGCTAGCCCAAGCGAAAACCACCTCATATGGGCGGAATTTGGTATTAATGAAGGCAAGCATGTTTTTGTTGAAAAACCAATAACAAAGTCTTTGGCTGAGTCCATTCAGCTTCAGAAAACCCAACTCCGAAGGGTTATGGCTGGGAAACCTGACAAGGTCTTCATGGTGGGTCATGTCACTCATTATGATCCTGGGGTGGCGAAGTTTTTCGAGCAGATACATAGTGTTGTAGTGCCGAAGGGTCCGGTCAGGATTACTCGTTCGGGGCGATGGATGGGCGATCAGCAGCGGTTTGATTTCAGTAAGGAGGGTGCTGAGTCATTTTCTGATATCTGGTGGGCGTTGGCTCCGCATGATGTGAGCAGCATGTTATTTCACATGGGCGTGCCGGATAAGAGTGGTGTTTTGTTGTATTCTGACGGTCGGGTGCAAGGGACATTCAAGATCGGCAGTCGGGATGTGTCGTTGACAGTATATAGGAGTGATGAAGAGCGGGTTCGGATGTACGAGGTGGATACGGACAAGGGGCCGGTGGTTTACGACCAGTTGACCGGCGAGTTTCGGGGTTTTCAGAAGGGTGATTTGGGTGAGAAGGTATCGTTTGGTCAATACGATTCATTGCGATTGGAGTTGCGTGAGTTTGTGAAATGCATTCGATTGGGCAAGCAGCCCGAGACAGGTCTTCAGCAGGGTTTAGACACAGTTCGCTGGTTGGAGCGGGTATCGGACGATATTTCGCTTGCTTTGTATGGGAATGGTGACCATAATTCAGAAGACACCTTGACTGAGCCTGTTTTTGTCGACGGGACCAAAGAAGCGGACGATAACAATGTCTGATCCTAATTATCCAACCGGTTTTGTGGGACATGCGAGGGATTTGAGTGGTAATATAAAATCAGCAGATTTAAGCAGTCAAACAGTAATGATTGATGCTCAGACCCCACTGAACGAGCGATCCCAGATTTTCATCACTGACATATTAATTACTGTGGCAGCAGGAACCGCCGCTGGTTCCATTCGTATTTTCGCTTCAAACAATGCAGCGAAAGTGGATACCAAAAACTTTGATATATTAGCTGCTCATTACGGTGGTGCTGCCAGCGTGGAGCCGACTATCATTTCAGTCAGTTACCCGATGCACAAACGGGTCTATCCAACAGATAATGGAACTAATGATCGTGTTATCGTTCTTTCTTCAGGGGCGCATGAGATGACTGTTTCATGGAGTGCTTACGCAGTACCACTATGATTGAATTAAGTTGGTCATTTATAGCGTATTTAACGGTCACTCATTTGACGGTGGCGGCGATCGTGTGGTGGTTGATGGAGCAACGGACCCCACCTGACGCCAAGGTCAACAAGAAACTGTTGGGCATCATGGAACGGTCGATGACCATCAGTTTAGCCAACAGTAAATTACAGAACGAACAGAGCCAGAAAGCGTTGGAGCGGGCGGCGAGTATTTCGGTGGGCAATGCCCGCGTCAGCGCCAAGCATTCCGACTCTCTGGCGAAACAGTTGAATCGCTCCAAGACTCCTGTTGTAGTAGGTGGTAACGGTCGGGTTCCGCATCGAAACTCATCCTTGGATGCTCTTTCCATGCAGGAACCCGCCGTTACTACCATAGAAACGGAGTTGGAGGAGGATCGAATTCGCCAGGAGAACGAGGCGCGTCTGCGTTTAGCGGAAGCGGAAGGTCGTTCACTGGTCGATCCAACCGAGGCAACGGAACCGGGGTAACACATGGCGTTTGAAGATCAGCCCACCGGGGTAACAAGTTCGATTGAGGATACCGATTGGAGTGATCCGAAACAGGTTGCACGGGCGGCTCGGATGATCACTGCCGAGGATCAGTATAAACGTGACGCCGAAACGGCGGCGCAGATCAACATCGAGTTTGTCGCTGGCAACCAGCATTTGAAGTGGAACAAAGCCAAGCGTCAGATGGAGCGGGACTATTCAAGACCTGCTGGCACAATTATCAGAACCGACAATAGAATTCGACCGGCATTGATTCAACGGGCGTCAAGGTTGACGCGGCGTGATTCGGTGTGGTCGTTACCGCCTGATTCGGACGACGCCAGCGATGTGGTGGCGGCGCGGGTCGGTACGGATGTATTGAAGTATTATTATCTGCACGGGTTAAAGATGCCCGCAGTTATAAGGAAGGCGATCAACTGGGCAGAGATGTCGAAGGTGGCATTTTTCTGTCCGATGTGGGACGCCAATGCGGGTGAGGATATTGAGGTCACGCCGAACGACTTGACGCCGTTTGGTTTTGATCAGCCGTTGGAGCAGCAGGACGATTTCACCCAACAGGGGCGGGACAGATTCGCCGAACTGTTTGGAGAGGATCAGTTGTTACAGGGTCAGGTAGACCGCAAGGCTGGCGATGTGGCGATGGATGTCGCCAACATATTTGAGATTGATTGGTGGCCGTTCGACATTATTGATTTCAAAGACGCTGCGGTGATGACTCGCAAGCGTCACCGGACGAACACTGAGATTGCGATGCAGTTGGGTGTTGATCTGGAAGAGGCCAAGCGGATTGCCGGTGCGTCGTCAAAAAGAGAAGACTACCGTCGCCGGTTAAACAACAATTCTCAGGCGAATGATTCATTGGATTATGTGACCGGTTCGGTTCCTCATCATGAAGACGAGGAAGGCGCTCAGGTCATTGAGGTGTATCACTGTGACGACCCGTTTGTCCCTGGTGGATTGAGCGCGATCGTGATCGGCGACATGGCGTACAAGATGGGTCCGTTGCCGTTGAGTCAAACCAAGAGAATCCCGATCGTACCTTTATTGGACAGTCCGATCGAGGGCAAGTTGTTAGGCACTTGTGAAGTGGATCAGTTGCGGAGTATGCAACAGGAAGCGAATCAGGTATTGAGCGACGAAGCGAACCACCGCAAGAACATGACTCACCATACGGTTGTCAGGTTCGTGGGTGACGGCATGAACCGCAAGGATTTCCAGCGGGTGGCGGGTAAGATCCCTGTCTGTGCCGATCCTGGGTTAATGCCCCAAGTGTTGCGTCGTCCGGAGATGGGTTCTGATGGCAAGTTCGCGTATGAGCGTGCCGGTCAGGCGATGGCGGATCAGAGTGGGGTCAGTAATGTTGATCTGGGTAATCCGAGTGGCAGTGGCATTAAGTCCGGAGTTGCGATCGCGGAAGTGAAAGAGATCAGTGATTTGCGGATGTTGACCCTGGCATCGCAGTTAGATGAATCGGTATCGGAAGTGGGATCGATGATCCTTGAATTCCTGGCGTTGAATCTGGTTGACGAGAAGGTGGTATGGTTGATCGGGGAGAATAATCGCAAGGAGACAGTGAAGTTCAACGGCGAGACATTATTTCCTATTGCGTTTACCGGTCAGAACAATCCAGCGCTGGTTCATGTGAATTCATTCAGAAATTTACCCAGTAGTAAAGGTCAGTTGTTTGCAACGGTCGAGGCGTTGACCGGCGGGCAACCGATTCTTGATCCTGTCGGGGATCGGGCTTTTATTTCTAGGGCGTTGGGTCTGGGAGAGGATTTGAGTAACCGGTTGGATCGCGGGCGTCAGGACGAGGCGATCGCTGAGAGCGAGCAGACTATCTGGACGAACGGGGGGCAAGTGGGGATGCCCAACCAGACCGATGACAATCAGGTTCATCTGAGGTTAATGAAGAAGTGGATGAGTTCCGAGCAGTATCGTCAGGTCGCTTCAACCAATCCGGAGATCGCTCAGGAGATCAATGAGCATTATCACATGCATGAAGTGGGTGTGTTAAAAGAGCAGTTAAAGGTTGAGTATTTGAAGCGAGAGGCCGATTTGGCGTTGTATCAGGAGACGGTGGCGCGGAAATTACAGGCGGCGCAGCAGTCAGCGATGCAGGCGGCAGCTCAGGGCGGTGATCCGCAACAGGTATTAGAGGATCGGGTAGCAGAGATCAAGATGATGTTCCCTGGTCCATTGTTTGCGGTCAGCGGCGGCGATTCGGACGGCGGGATGCAGGAGACTGAAGGTGGAGATAGAGGGAAGCCGATCCCCGACGCCAAAGCGCCCAAACAGGGTGACGAGAAGAGAAAAGGTAAGGGTGGTGCGAGGCTGATTTCACAAGGACCGAGACAACCGGTCACCGGCCAGACTCAACCAGCGTAATTTTTTTAATATTTTATCCTTGACAGGATTTCAGGGATTCGCTAAAAACCAATAGTAACACCTCTGGGTAAGTCAACCCAACGCTCCAACACCTTTAAAATTAAGGCGTTTGTCCCGCCGTCTCTTCGAGGTTTCAATATGTCGCTTGTCGATGACTCGCAGGATCAGGCCCAGGGTGAAATTGATTTTTCAGCCGGTAAGTCAGGACAGATTCAGCCGATCGACGACGGTTCCACTCTGGAGCCGGAAGAACTTAACACGGGTCCAGTTCAAGCAGAGGAGCCGGTTGTTGAGGAAGCGCAGACCGAGGTAGAAACCGAACAGGTTGAAGCCGAACCTGTCGCCGAAACCACCCCCGATTACGAACAGTATTTCCAGAACCAGAACGCCCAGATGCAGCAGATGGGCGAATACATGCAGACGCTGGGCAACGAGATTCAATCTCTCCGACAGCCAGCCCCGGCGGCAGAAGTTGAACCAGAGCCGGAAGAAGTTGACGACGCATGGTTGCGTAAGCGGATCGGCAAACTGGAACAACAAGTTAACAGTACTGCCAATGGTGTTGACGGGTTAAACGGCACGATCGCCGGAATCCAGAGTAACGCCGCGTACAACAACGTCGTCACTAATACCGCCTCCACCATTCAAAAAGTTATCGCCAACCACCCGCAGACCAAAGGTGAGAACAATGCTCTCGCCAATGCGTTACAGCAGGAGTTGGCTGAGAAAATCCTTCCGTTGATCGACGCGCGGAAGGCTGATGGATCAATCGTCAATGTGACAGCCCAGAATGTGACCCAGGAAGTGAACAGCCAGTTCGCCAAAGCGTTGAAGCGTTTTGGCCCATTGGTGGCAAATGCCAGGATCGCTCAGACCGAGCAGCGTGAAGTCAACGCTGCTAAGGCGATCGGTTCTCCCGGTGGGCGAAAACCGAAGGCTTCAAAGAAGCCTGACAAAACGCTCGACATCGACCACATGGCTGATGAGTTCGCCAGTGCCTATGAGGAACTTGGCGGGAATTAATAAGGAATTATACCAATGGCAGACCTCAATAGATCAGCAATCGATGTCCTGTTAATGGACAAGTATCCGTTTGGATCGGAAATTTTCAGTCAGGTTCAGCGGGGTACTCCGTTAAAGGATTTGATTCAGCGCAAATTGCCACCGATGGCAAAAGTCGACCATGAAGGTCGCCGCGTGCTGGTTCCTTTGCATACCAAAAGAAACCCCAATGTCACGATGGCAATCGGTCCTGACGGCGGTTTCGCGACTCCCGGCCACCAGAAGTATGCCCAGGCGATCTACAACGTCTCGACCGTCGTTGGCGGTTTCGGGGTGGACGGGATCGTCTTCGACGTTGCGTCTGGTGGTGGCAAGAGTGTGGTACGGCAGGTTCCACATGAACTGTCGATGCTGATGGAGAACATGAATTACAAGTTGAACTGGCTGATGCATCAAGACGGTTCAGGGTTGTATGCCGTTTGCGGCACAACCACCAACAGCAACACAATAAGTCTGGCAAGTGGCAGCGACATGACGTTCCTGCAAGTGGATGCCGAGGTCGACATTCTTGACTTGACCACTGGCGCATTAGCGGGTGGCAACACTCCACAAGCCAGCAAGAAGCAGACACTGGTAATTACTGCCCGCGTCACTACTTTGGGTAGTGAATCAATTACCGTTGAGCAGGCAGACGGCAGTCAACCGGCGATCACCACTTCTTCAGCCCACGGCGTTTATGAGCATCAGGGCCAGGGTTTGCAGATTGACGGTCTGGGAATCATCACCAGTACCCAAAACCCCACTAATTGGGGTGATCAGAATGCCCAGTACGGTGCGATTGATCGTGCCAGTGCTGACAATGATTTCTGGAAGGGCAACCAACAGGACGCTCAAGATTCCGCTGGGAATAATGGTGTTCTTTCGATTCAGGAACACATCCAGCCGTTGCACAATACCATTCGCACTCGCCGGGGTCAGTTTGCCGGAAACCAGAAACGGTTACTGGCACTGCTTGGCAACTCGCAGGACACCATCCTGAAGAACCAGATGTTGCATGACATGCGGACGACGGGTATCCGTCGCCGGTTGAAGGGTGGCAACTGGGAAGGTGTTGAGTTTGATCAGACGGTATTCGTACTCGATGTGACCGCTCCTACCGACAAGATTCGTTTCCTCGACGCCGAGGCGACATATCGCTACATCATGCGGGAGTTCTATTTTGACACCAAACCGGGATCGCAATGGGAGCGCGCCACTGATTCAGTGAGCAGCCGCCCGATCGAGCGATACCGAACATATGTATTGGGCCGACAGCAGTTGTTGACCACCAGTTGTCTGGCTCAGGGTGAAATTGTCAACCTTGCTACCTAGAAGGTGATTTGTTATGGGTTATGGAGATAAAGGTAGGGGCGGTCAGGTCACTGTAGATCAATGCAGTGGCGCTGTTCGCGTCCAAACAGCATCAACCGTTGAGGTTGATCTCTCGTCAGCGGAAGCATCTCAGGGAATTCCGATTCCCGATTTGTTCAACGCTGAAGCGGATGTTCTGGTGTTTGATTGTAATTTCATTTACACCGAAACACCCGCCGCCAGCAGCACAATCAATGTCGGGACACTGGCAGACCCCAATGCGTTAATTGCCGGATTCAGTACTGATGACGGTAGTGCCGGTGGGACGAATGCCGTGGCCAAAGTTATTGGCGAGTCTGAGAGTTTGAACGCCAGTTTTGCCACGACATTAATGAACACCCTCGAAGAGGACAGTATGAAAGCCCGGCGATTGCCGCGAATACCGAAGGGTACGCCGTTGTTCGTTCAGAACTCGGCATCCGGCGGCGCAGGACAGGGCTTCTTTGTATTCAGTTATTTTGTTAAGGAACCGCGAAATTAGAAATCGCTTTAGGAGTCAATAGCTATGGGAAATCCAATTGGGTACACTCAGGAACAAACCAAAGACTTGCAAGAGCAGTTGAATATTGCCGCTCTGGTTGGGTTTCTTCCCGAAAAGATCGTGTTCGTCGACAGCGGCAACAGCGCATCGACCAACGGTGGAACCGCTCGCAACGATGCGTTGCCGACGATTGACGCTGCGGTTGGCAAGTGCAGCGCCAACGACGGTAATGTCATCTACGTCATGCCTGGACATGCCGAAACAGCAAGTACCCAGGTCACGATGGATGTGGCTGGCGTCACTGTTCTCGGTGCTGGTGTTGGTCGTTCGCGACCGGCGATTACCGCGAATGCCAGTGCAGTTGACTTGTTCAACGTCACTGCCGCCAACTGTAAGTTGATGAATCTGCGATTGGTTGGTGCTGCGTCCAGTACGGCGTTGCTCAACCTTGCCGCCACCGACTTCTCGGCAGAGAACTGTGTGTTTGAGCATGGAGCTGCACCGCTCCAAGCGGTGACTGTTGCTTCCGGTTCAAGCCGCTTCAGTTTCACCAATTGCCGATGGGTTGGAACTGCTGATGGTCCGGACACCGCCCTTATTGTCGAGGCGTCAAGTGTCGATGAGTGGGTGATTCGTGACTGCGACTTCAATTACGGAACTTTTGGTTGCGACCTTGGTTGCATTCTTTCCAGCAAAAGAAATTCAGGTTACATCATCGATAGATGTGTTTTTGTTGGCATGGATACTGTGGCGATCGATTTCAATTCCTCCAGTTCAGCAAACTGTGATGGAATTATTTCCAACTGTGACATCGCGATGGGGGCTGATACCGCCAATATCGACACAGCGATCGACGCGGGCGGTTCCGGCATTGTGAATACTTTCGGGACTGACAACCCCGACTCGGCTGGCTCACGGATTCCGGTCCAGACGCCTGCTTAATGAGGGAGGTTTTTTGTGGCTAAAGAAACTGACCCCAGAGTATGTCCAAGTTGTAATAATCACACACTTGACAGTAAAGGTGTGTGTGGCCACTGTGGACATTCAAAGAAACAACAACAGAAACCGGAACCGACTAGAACGGAGACAAAGCCCAAACGATGAAAATTGCTGTTGGATATCCTTGGTCTTCGCCGTTTGTATTTACGAATTTTGTCGATTCAATTCTGAACCTCAAAGCCCCAGAAGGTTGCGAGGTTCGGTATTTTAGGGGTAGTGGATGGAGTCCATCCCGGCGACACGTTCATGTATGTGAACAGGCGATTAAATGGGGTGCAGATTATATCTGTATTCTGGGAACTGATCAGGTTTATGAGAATGACATGTTGTGTCGTCTCTACGACCATGTGAAGTCAGGCCGAGCAGAAGTAATATCGGCGTTGGTTCCGGTTAGAGGTTATGTCGCATGGCAACCGATGAAACCGTTCCAGCCAATGGCTTGGAGATTTAAGGCCAATAAGCCTGAAGAGTATCGGTCTTATCGCTGTATGGACTTAGATGGAGACATGCTCGAAGTTGTAAGTCCAGGCCAGGGCTTACAGAGGATCAACTTCATCGGCAGTGGGGTTTTAATGTTCCATGTGGATCATCTTCTGGCACTGAAGAAGCCTTGGTTTTATGAAACAGTTACAGTTGAAGATCAGACAAGAACTGCCAACATGGATTGTACATTTGTCTGGCGGTTACAACATGAAGCATATGCGTTTGTAACTTGCGACACAGATATCAAAGTGAAACATTCACACATATTTGATATTGACGAAACATACAGTGAACGATTTGCTGATTGGACTGAACCGGGAAACGGAAATGCGGAAGTTTGTGAATTCGAGTCCATTTATGAAAAACAGGCTATGACCTTGAAATAGAGTATATTTTTGATCTGTCATTAAAGGCCGGTTGGCTAGGCCAACGGGCCTTTTTTATTAGGAAAAAAGAGTGAGAATAAAACAGGCAAGAGTGTCGCCGTGGACAGGGTTTTTCATAGGGAAATTCCATAAACACCACGGGTTTGATGATTACTCCGACAAATCAGCCCCCGCTGTGTTTATGGGCTGTTATGGAGCGAGAGACAGGTTTGCTATCGCCAGACACTCTAGTGATATTATTCTCGTATGGGGCGGAACTGATGTGGTCATAACGGAGAAATTTGGAAGGAATCATCCGTACAATGATGTTCTTTTCCGAAAAAATGTTTTCCATATAGCAAAGTCAAATTTTATTTCCAACACCCTTTCTAGAATGGGAATCAAACATTTCAAGGTTCCTGTTTGTTCTACTGTAGCAGGATTATTCAATCCAGTTCCGAGAGGGGACAAAGTTTATAGTTACATACCAGAAAGATCGAAAAAAAAATATGGGCATGATATTTTTATTAAGGTTAAAGAACAATTACCAGACATAGATTTTGTTATAGCTGATGGAATTAAAAGTGTCCCATTTGAAGAAATGGTAAACATGTATTCAAAATGTTTCATTGGACTTCGCCTAGTTGAACATGACGGGATAAGCAATACTGTTGTTGAACTTGGCCTTATGGGAAGAAGGGTTGTTTGGAATGGTGACACTCCAAATGCTATACCGTATGAAAATATTGAGGATATAGTCAGGGCTATTAAAAAAGAGAAAAACAGAGTGGATGACAACCAATTAGTCTCTTCAGCGGTTAGAAATCACATAGACATAGGCGACGATTGGAAGGACACATCTTTCTATAGAAAGGAACGGGATGACACTGATTCAGGGACGATCAATGAGTTACTGGCGAGAGAAGCAGTGGCTTGAAAACGGGACACAGTTACCTCTCAACCAGGGACATGTCGGCGATTTGCCGTCCAGTACATGGATCGGCGGCGATGTGCCGTGGGTATTACAGGAAAAGATTCGGAGAATCGATCCGGACTTTAAGATCATCTACGACCGTCTCGCTGCGCCGGATTCCCTTTCCCCTTCCCATTTTCTGATCCGGATCACGCGGCGGGGCGGCACGCCTGCGGCATCGAGTTTCGTTCTGGAATTTCCGCTGCAATACGACATTGAGATGGAATGGCCCCACGGTACTCCCCGAGCGCCAGGCGAGTGGGTGTTGGATGCGATTAAGCAGCGGTGGAAGGCGAACCTCCCCGGCGAAACCGAGGAAGAGCAGCACGATCATCTGTTTGAGGATATCAAGAGATCGAATTGCAAACGGATGGAAGAGAACGCCAAGCCGCTGCGTGAAGCAGACGGGCATATTGAAGAGATGACCAACGACGCGGTGAAGATGCCTGCATCCAGCAAGCGTCGGAACATCCGGCAGTACAAGCAGAAAAACGCCAAAAAGACTAAGGTTAGAGTATGAATATTGGCCGAATGAAAGAAGATTTACGAGAGGCGGTAGATGATCTGCGGGGACGCAGATTCACTGATGGTCATTTGATGTCTGCTTTGAACCGTGCTGTTAAGTCAGTGGGTCTATTTGTCGCTAATCACCAGCAAGAGCGGAATTATCTGCCGAATCCCACGGGTCCGGTGACGGTAACGACTGATGGTTCTGCTCGGAGTTTCACTGTCAGTGCTGCTAATTTTCTGAAGATTTGGCGGGTGATACGGACAGACACTGATAAGGATGAATCGACTAAATTATATCGACTGACCGACGAACATTTGTACACATATGGATCAGGGTACGATGGATACGGACGGGTGTTGTATGCGATTTCCATCATTGACGACGACAATATCAAAGTGTATTTCCCGGTCATCCACAAGAGCGGGATCGTGTTGTCGATCGACTACGTTTCCAAAATCAAAAACCTTGGAAGTGGCCCTGATAACGATGTGGCGGATTCCGATGGTTACCCAGGTCTTCCGGATGTGATGCATGACTTGGTCATTCTGTATGCTGCAAGACGGTTATTGAGCAGCGACGACGCCAACTACGCGGGCGTCCGCGAACAGTACATAGAAATGCGGGCTGAAGTACAGCGGTTGATGTACTCACCCGAGGGTGACGAACCGAACGAAACTTACGATCCTGAAGAGGACTTACAGATATATTGAAGGTGTAATTATGGCAGATTTAGTAACAATCGATTTTAACTTCCACTACAACACTACCAATGTTGATGAGAAGTATTCGTTCGGCCCGAAATCTTTTGCAGTATCAGCAGAAGTGTTTGTTGCGGGTGTACAGGAAATAGGAACAACCCCTGAAGCGATCGTGATGGGGGAAGTGTCTGTTCCTGGGTGGTCATACTGGGAAAACCTTGATTCCACTAATTTTGTCGAAATCAATCCTGGCACAGGCGACGATGATCTTGTTCGCATGAATGCCGGTGAACCGGCACTATTTCGCTTTGCCGCTGATGCAACAGCCCCTTTTGGAACTGCCGATACTCTCGCCTGCAAGGTCAGGTATTTCATCGCCCAGAACTAATGATATGGCACGACGCAACAAGCAAAAATTCGCCTTCAACGGCCCTTTCGGCGGGCTTAACGAACTCTCGCCCCGTTCCCGCCGGTCGATGGGACAGCCCTCGAACTCATTTAACATGGAGTTATACGGCGGATATCTGCGCCCCCGGCGAGGGTATAAGCAACTAGTCCCTAATACCACCGAATCCGATCCGATCATCAGTATGCATCCGATCCCCTCTGAAGATGAGACGATGCATGACAACGTGATCGCCCAGATTTTTGGCGATAACACCGTAGCGTTTAAGCGGCTTGTACGAGCCGTAGAGGGAACCTCATCCGGTGGCGACGAACTGGAGACATTGACCAGCGGAACGTCTGACGGCGGTACTGCGTGGGCGTGGGACTTCTTTGGGTTAGGTCGGGCGTCTTACGCTGACTCTGGCGGATGGTCGATGATCGCGGCGGGTGGAAAGTCGCTGGGTATAATTACTGCTTTAAGAGTGGATGATACTAGTTCGCCCAATAAGCTTTACTGGTTGGACAAAACCCAAGGAACACTCAATAGATCTGACACTGATGGGTCTGACTCAGAAGTGCTATTATATGGTCTTCAATCTCCGTTCAGTTTAGCGTTAGATATCTCTAACGAAATGATTTACTTCACAGAGCCTGATGCCCATCGCATCTCCCGGTGCAAATTCAATGGCGGCGAGCATCAGGTAATCTATAACAAACAGCGTGATGGAATACACAGCCCACAATGGTGTGATTACGATGGAACCAATAATGAAATTTACTGGACACAACGAGGCGGAGGATCGTTTCTTAGCGGGGTTCTTAAAGCAACTAATGTTGGGGCTGGTACAATAACCCAAGTGTTTGATAAAAACACCACTGGATTACAATTAGAGAGATCATGGAGAGGAATTGCTCTTGTAGAAAACGGAGGCACAGATACGGATGTTTTCTTTGTTAGTGCTGGCAGCCATGCCGTATGGAAATATGACAAAGATGTTGATTCGGCATCGATGATTGTGGCTCTTTCCACTCCATCCACTCGCAAAGCCTCGCCGCAGGATATAAGAATAGATGATGGCAGTAAATTATACATACTATCACCTGGACTCTACACCCATTCCAACCCTTTTTGGCGGGGATTGGATTCATCTATACATAGGTGTGACCTCGACGGCAGTAACCTCGCAACAGTTGTCAGTTTCGGCGATGAAAACGCCATTCAAGCCATAGAGTTCGATAATGCTAATAGCAAACTTTATTGGGCGCAACCAGTTCCAACGTCGTCTGTTTTTAACGCCACCCCGGCAGAACCTGTTCAAACTGAAGATATGAATAAAATAATGGAATCTGCATCCGTTTATGCTTACAAACGCGATGGGGGTAAAAATTACTTCAGGAAAGCGGGGCTTGAAAAACCGGTTGTGCATGGCGGCGTACCAGCAATTGCCAACCGCATAAACACTTTAGAAGCCAGTGTAACTGCCTCAGTAGGTACGGTGTTCGGGTATAGAATCACTTTTTTAGACACATTTTCAGGGTTGGAAAGCGATGGGTCTAATGAAATAGTACAAACTGATTCATTGGGCAGTAATAATACTATTGGGAGTAGATTGGCAGTCAGAGTATTTTGGAATCCACCACCAACTTTTCATGGTCATCTCGGTGGAACACCAACTGATGTCTTCGCGGATAAAGTGCGTATCTACCGGCGGGTGTTATCTCCCAGTATTGAAAACGATTGGTTGTTAGCGGAAGAACTTCCAATTGATCACGGGGAAGAAGAAACTGCGACTGCTAATGCGGCAGATGGGACGACGATACAATTACAAGATATAGGTTGGGGTACTTCTGGCTATGCTGCGAACCAACTTGCCGGATTGACTATAGAGATTATAGACCCAGGTGCTACTGCGACTATGCCTGCCGGGGAACGAGCAGTGATTGCGTCCAACACACAAGCTGACGAGGCTGTATGCACTATGGTTGGATCCGGTTTTTCCGATTCAGTAAGAACTGATACCAAGTATCGTATTATTGGGTCTTGGAATGACGGCAAGGGCGCCACTGATCTCAGCACCGGCATCGTAGTGCCGGTACGGCACGGCGTGCCGCCGGTATCTAAGTACATCTGGTCGCACCGTGGGCGAATGTATTATGTCCCTGAGAATAATCGCACCCTCTGGTACAGCGAACCTGCTGACCCCTTGACTGCTCGTAGTGGAGCGGAGTATGTCCATCAGGCGTCGGACGGGTCTGGCAACTTTGAGGTGTTGCCTGAGAAGGGGAATATCACCGGGGGGTTCAGTGATGGCGAGCAGAATATCGTCTTCACGGAGAATGCTGCTTACGCGATCGATGACGCCAACATCGACACCGAGGGGTTACGGTTCGTCAAGATTCGCGACATGCCTGGATGTTCGTCTCATCACACCATCGCCAATACCGACAACGGGGTGTTCTACGCCAACGATCGTGGTGTTTATTTATTCAATGGATCTGCCACAGTCAATCTAACAATTGACGTTCCACAGACATGGAAACTCATACAGAAATCTGTATGGGCTGAAAATACCGGCAACCTGAGCGATGCGATGGGGATGTATGATCCAGACATGCGCCGCTACTTCTTCTGGTTCACTCGCATTGACGATGCGGAAGGGTTGCTCCACCGTAAGAACCGGCGGGCGTTGGTGTTCTTTCTGGATGACGGCGGTGCTATTCACCCGTGGCAAACGGCTGGTGAAGGAATGCTTTCTCACGCTTGGGCCAGGAATCCTACCGGCGACATGGAAATGGTCATGGGAACCCATAACGGGAAGATAGTGAAGTTATCGAACGAGAAGGAAGAAATCTTTACTGATGTCGGCGGTGATATTAAATGGGGTTTTCAATTGCCCCGTGTACCGACGACTGATGACACGGTCGAGCGGCACTGGTATGAAGCCAAGGTTATTGCGATTGGGGATTTGGATGTTGAAGCAGAATGGTGGATAACGGCGCAGGTTGAGAATAGTGAAAACATTAATAATGACCCCCCTCTTGCATATAATTTATTAGAAGATCGGCCTGCGGTGTTTTATCTCGGTATGCACGCAAACCGCGTAAATCTTTTTGTGCAATATTTTAAAGCGCCTAAAGATTTGAATTTCACAGGGTACGAGCTTGTGTGGGAAGAGAGGCGTAAGCGATGAGCGTCCGGATCGACAAACAGTTGGTTAAACTGGCTGATCGCGATCTCATCGATATGGCGAAGAGAGTGGATGAGAATTGCTCTAGAATAGAGAGGGAATTGTTGCCCACTGGCAGCGTGATTCCATGGTGGACAGACTTGGATATTCCGGAGGGTTGGCTACTTTGTTCTCCCAATGTGGGCGGGCGTGTGTTACAAAGGGGAAAGTATAAAGCGTTGTCGATCGCGTTTAACAAGACGTTCAACGATGGATCGGAAAGCGATGATGAGTTTCGGCTCCCTGACCCTGACAACCCGCTCATTTTAGGGGTTTTGACCGCAGCACAGGTGTGGATAGTGAAAACATAGGTGAATTATGGCAGAAGGCAAAGAAAAAGTTGGCGACACTCCTTCAGGTTCGGGCGGTGGTCCTCTTGATGGTTTTTTTGATTTCTTAATACAGGGACTTCCCGGTCTTGCTATTGGTGGAATGGCGGGAATGAACCCATTAATGTCCCTGTTTCTCGGCCCCACTATTGCCGAAGGCTTGGGTTTGCAGTTCGGGGGTCCAACCGGTATTGACGCAGTGGAAGATGCATCCAGTGATGAATTACTTCATGGCGCTGATAGTATTATCAGTGGTCAGGGCAACCTCGCCAGGGAGGGTTTGCCTGGGTTGGGTGAACGGGCAAACGATAAATCATTTGCCGTTTTTGCAGGGAAGATGGAAGGGCTTCTTAACGACCCTGATTTAACTGAAGAAAATAGAGCAGTTCTTCAAAATATATATGATGGAGCGAGACAGCAATTTAAATCAACTGAAGGTATTCTTGGCAGTGATTTGGCTGGGCTATTTAATAATGCGACTACTTTCGCTCAAGACCTTGGTGCGTTGGAAGACGCCCGAGCCGCCCGAGAAGGATTTCTGGGTGGCGAGCAGTCACGGTTGGTAGGGGAGCGTGATCGATTTCAGGACGCCGTTCGCGATCCCAACAAACTTCGCACCGACATCGATCTGGGTGGACTGCTTACAAATTTAGATAACTCTGTCAACGCGGCCCAACGGACGGGGTTGCGACAGACAGCCACCCGACAAGCCCAACGGGGTAGCGGGTTCAGCGGCAAGTCTCTGGCAAACTCACTGGCGATCCAGCAGGGTGCGTCTGACCGGCGACGGCAGAATCTGCAAGGGGTTCAGGGAACAGCAGAAAGCCTGCGGGCGAACCGGCAGGGGCAGTTGAGTGGAATTGAACGGGAACAGGCTGGATTAGTGGGTGAGTTTGGTGAACAGCGATCCGGTATTCTAGCGGGTAACCCTTTTGATGCTTCTGGATTACAGGGCAATATCTTTGGTGATCAAATCGCCAACTTGGGCATCAAGGACGCCTCGTTTGCCAACCTGCTCAATGCGGCACAGGGTAAGGAAAATAAACAGACAGAAGGTAGTTCAACACTCTTGTCGATATTAACTGGTGGTAAACTCAGTTGAGGTAATATCATGGCATTACGCGGAAACCCATTTCAATTATTCGGTTTGGGACAGAACAACCTGTTGCAGGCAACGGGCGAAGGATCGCAAAATCGCCTCATTCAATCTCAGCAGGCACAGAAAGAGCGGTTGGCGAGATTCCATGAGGAGCGCCGGAAGAAAAATCAGGCAACCGCTGCCCGCAAAGCACAACAGCAGGCATTATTAAGCACTGGTATTGCCGCCGGTGGGGCGTTGATTGGTGGGGGAGCATTAGGTGCATTGGGTTCGGCTGCTGCTCCTGCTGTTGATATGGCGGGAATTGCAGGCAGTGGTCTTGCTGGTCCTGTGGCTGCAACAACTGCGATTCCCGCTGTTGTTCCACCTTTGTTGCCTGCGGGGCAAACCGCTTTACAGGCAGGAGCTGGGATTGAGCAGTTGGCGGCGAACGCATCAATTCCTTCCACTGTTTCACCCACAACACTTCCGACTGCCGTTGCGCCAGGAACCCCTGCTGCGACAGGATTAGAAACCGCAGCTAAACCAACACCAACCACGGCTCCAAGCGCTACCTTTGCGGAAAAACTCAAATCTGGTATCCAAACGTTTGGCCGAGGCGCTTTTGGAAACGGGAATTTGCTCGCAAGCCCTGTCTTCCAGAGTTTCATTCAACGGGGGATCGGGCAGTTAGGGGCGTCGGTTCCGGAGCCAATCAAACAGGGAGTCAGCAGCGCCGCTGGCGCTCTAGGTAACTCTTTCGCGAAGAGCCGCTTGAAGAATGAGATCAGTGACCAGACAAAAGGTTTGGTCAAGTCAGATAATATACCCGACAGCGCTCTCAACGTCCCAGAGAACATTGTCGGTCAAGGCTTGAATCCGTCCATTAAAATAGGAGAAGGAATACAGAATCCGATCACTCCTACCACTGGTGGGATAGAAACGGTTGGCGGAAAAACGCCTTCTCTGTCATTCACAGACGTACCCAATACGGCAGCGAAAATTGGGTCTGTTACAGAAGACCCTGCCGCCAGTTTCATCCGGCAGAACAACCGGCAACCGGTTCAGGGGTTAGATCAACGATTTAATCCGCCGAACCCCAATGAGGATCGGTTTGCATTCGGTAATTCACGGGGCAGTTCGGCACTCAGCGGTGCGTTGATGGGTCTTGGCGGCGCATTGTCGGGGCAGAATTTCATCGGTCAGGGTTTGAGCCAATCGAACGCCAACCGCGACTTTGAGCGGGGTATCCGGAACGACGCTTTTGATCGGTTCGATATCAACCGGAAGTTCGACCGACAGATTGATAACGACTATTACACCCGTGGTACAGAGGCATTTGGGCGAGCAAGACAGCGGGAGCGTGACGAGGCTGAAGCCCTGAACATCGATTTCGATAACAAGAATGAAGTACAGAAAGCGATCGACAGAGGGGCCGCGTTAAGAGGTCAGGAGAAGAAACAGTTTGCTGATGATCTAAAAGAAGCATACAAGCGGAGAAATCAACAAAGGAAAGACGACACTCAATACTTTTCTGATGTGGCGGAAGGTGGATTGAGTTTCTTGCAGCGGTTGGGTTTGGTCGATGAACCTGCTCCGGAACGGACGAACAAAAGCATGTCCCGTGATCAGGCATTAGCTGATATGGCAGACCCAAATGCTTCCCCAGAGAAAAGGCAAGCAGCGGCGATCGCTTTGGGATTGTCTCCAAGAGCGGGGCAACCGAAAACCCAGGATGATATAGAACAGTCTCGACTACGAACCCAGACCATGCAGGCAAATTTGGATAGGGTGAGGAACGCGGAAACACCGAAACAGAAATCGGACGCTGCGTTTGAAAACATCGCCCAGATTATCGCGATGGTTGAACCAGCCAAACCCGCCGTAGGAACCACTGGATTTTTTGGTGATGGCGGAACACCGGCAACAGAAGCTGTATGGCCCGCCGCCGCAAAACAGTGGGCGAAAGAACTGTTAAAGAGCCTTGATCCAGCCAGCGAAGAGTACAGAGAGGCAATTACTGAGTTTGATAAATTAGGACTTGTTTTAGAAACCCTAAATGGCTGATTTTAGTGAACGCCTTAAGAAACGAGTAAAGCAAATCAGGTCGGAGAGTAGTACTGGGCTGAAAGAAGAGTCCTCGCCCTTTTCCAGCACGCTTTCCGCATTCGGAATCCATGAACCAGGCGCAGAATTAACGACCGATCAGAAATTAAAAGCAGCCCAGGCAAGAATCGGCACAGGAACCAGTATCCTTGGCGACAATCCGCCCCGTGGACTCAGCGACCCCAACACCGGACTCGGTCCTCTCTCTGAACGGCAGTTCACCGACACCCCCGCCGGTCGCCAAAACGCATCGCCCCCTGCGGACGTTAATGCCGCTGCGAGGGATTTCCTCATACAGGGGCTGGCTCCTGGCTCACGGGCTAACCTGATCGCTTCTGGGCAGCATGCGCCGGTGGGTGGTGGAACAAGTGAAACCCCCGAGCAAACCGCCGATCGCAATCGCACCCGACAGATATATGAGAATATCTTCCAATCGCAGCAGGATATCGCCCAAGGTGGACTACGTAGTGATGTGGCGGGGCTGGGCGAGTTTACCCAGGTTCCGTTCCAACCAATGGCATTCCAAGCGGGTGGGCGTGAAATTGAAGGACCGCCCGATATCCGCGACGTTGGGGAAGCGGGTCAACAGGTCAACGAGATGCAGCGACTTATCGCCGCAGGGCAGCAGCAACACTTCCCCAAGGGGCGGGAGATTGTTGAGCAGCCAACTGAATTCCCGACAGGGCAAGAGTTTTTCGATCCGGCCACCCAGACAGAATCCGCTGTTCATCCGCAGGATATTAATGAACAGGAATTCCAGCAATGGTACGCTGATCTATCGCAACAGTACGGGCTTAACCCCAATCCGGATGATCCCACACAATTTTATGATTATCGAAATGCGTTTGCCAACGGTTTAGGGCCGGATGAAACCGGTCATTTCCCCAGCAGAGTTCCAAGTGGTCCGAACGAGGGTCTGATCCTGAAATTACCTGGGCATCCGACGATGGATAAAACCATCCAATCTGAAAATGAGGCTGGTTTTGAGGTTAAGGAAATTGGCGGAAGGATATTTTCGCGACCTGGGGTTCCCGCCATTACCGGCGATCCAATCAGCAACCCCGTGGAGCGGGGTATAACCTCATTTGTTGATCAGGCGATCGGCAATACGATCGGGTTCCCTTCCAAGTTGCTGACAGCGTCTGGTCATCTTGAACGATCTGAAGAGCCGGGGTTTCTGGGTGATTTATCCAGATTCATCAACGACTTAGGGTCGTCTCCCCGTGAAATCGAACAAGCAGCCGGTGTTGGGCCGGTTGACGCCGCTGAAGCGGCTGGCGGAAATGTCGGTGACATTGCCGGTATTTTCGCATCGATCTTTGGTCCCGCAAAAGCCGCCAAGATGCTGGGTTTAACCAAGTCTCTAGGGGTGGGTGGAAAGACGATTACTTCGGGCAGTGAACTGACCAAAACTGGGATTGCAGCGGAAGGTCTAGGGGCTGCTCCACTATTGGGTTCCCGTGTTGGTGGTGATATAGGCCGAAGGTTTGGTCAGTTTTTTGATGATGTGTTATTTCGCGGACCTGTTCCAGCAGCAGCACCTAAACCCGGAGGCGTAGTTGATAGAACATTACGGGCGACCGCAGAAGCATTCCCTGGTATGGTTCCAAAGAATGCTACAGCAGCCCTTAAAGAGGGGTTGGGAGCAGTTGGGCCACTTGCGCGTATTGGTGAAACCGGCGGAACAGTAGCGGGGTTCAGTCTGCCATCGTTGTTTAAAGACGCATTGAAGCAAGGTGAAACCGCAACGGGAGAAACTGGTGATGATGTTGGTCCTGGCAGTATATTTTTACAAGGTCTTGCTTCTGCTCCTCATTTCGTCGGAGATGTACTCTCCGCTGTTCCCAAGATCGCCCGAGATATAAATGCTTTGGCCCGCGCCGACATGACGGTCGAAGAGCAAATACAGACTATCAATGATATCAAGGCTGCGGCGGAACCGTTGATGCTGGTGGGTCTACCCAAGGTTGCGCAACGAATGGGGTTGATCAAAGGCAGTGTTGAACCCAGTGCCATCGCAAAGATGATCAAGGAACGCGACACCGCTCAGGCGCGACGGGGTGAGGTAGTTCTGGCGGATCAGTTTGAGCGACAATCTCCGGAACACCAACAACTAATCAAGGATCGGGTGGCAGCACGGGAAAGAGGGGATTTGTCCCAAACTGGCGAAACCAAGAATCTTGACCTGCGATTAGACGAAACCAACCAACGTACAAGAGAAGAACGCACCGGTCATCGTGATCTGATCGATCAGGTCAGCACCCCGAAAGAACGCCAGAATGTTGTTATAGAACCAAGACGGGATTTGCTCGAAGCGGCAGCAGAGATTGATCAACGCAAACGCGACGGCAATCCGATGACCCAGGAAGAGTTAACGGAGCGGTTCCAATCCCTCAGTGAACAACCCACCCTCAAAGAAGTCAATGAGGCGATGGTTGTAGCGAGAGAGCGGAGAATCCGTCAAGACCAATCAAATAAGCATGAAAGCAATGAACAAGCCGCCAAGACCGCCCAAGCCAATCTGGTCGACCAGTTGAAAACCCGCAAGGCGGAAGAAGAGTTCAGCAGGGAGCGGGGACAGGAACCGCTTGAACAACCCAAACCGGTTGAGACAGAGCCTAAAAAACAGGAAGAGCTGGCTCCTAAGACAGAGGTAGAACAGAAACCTGTTGAACGCACTGATCTTGAAAAGATGCAGGATAAGCAGGCGAAGGATCAAAATGTACTTCGCGATGAAATAAAACAAGAACTTCAACAAAGTGATCGCCTTGACCCTCAGAATTTTGCCGAAGCAGTTGAACGGGCGGTCAATAAGACGGGTAACCGATTCTCTGACAAGGATATAGACAAAGCTATTGATGAAGTGGCTCTCACAAAGGAGGACGCTTCAGCTATAAAGAAAGATTTTCGCGACCAGCGGGCAGAACAACAACCCTCCGATTCGACCAAATCGGAGGTTAGCGATAGCGGCGCGTTGCCGCGAACTATTAACGCTCCCGATTCCCCGGTGGAGGTGACGAAACCGGGTGAAAAGGGGAGGGTGGAAGAAGCACCTGTAACACCAGAGGTTAAAACCGAACCCGCCAAACCCCTGCGTGAAGGTTCCGAATTAATAGACCAACTCAAAACCCCTGAAGCACCTAAACCGGCGGAAACGAAACCAGTAGAAACGAAACCAGTAGAAACGAAACCAGTAGAAACCAAACCCACTGAAGTAGTCAAACCACTGGCCCCTGTCGAAACCAAGACAGAAGTCGTAAAGCCCAAGACCGTTGAGCAACGTGCCAAGGAAGTCGCCGATCAAACATTCGCCGAGTTAGAAGCAGACCTCATTGAACATAAGAAGAAAAAAGGATCACCGGGACGCCTCGCGCCCCTTACTCCTAAGCAGATTAAGCTTATGGCAAAATGGGGTGCTGCCCGAGCAGTCCAATCCGGCGCTCACGGCGCTAAGGCGGTCAAGGACTTTGGCGCAAAGATAGCCAAAGCACTCCGTGAAAAATTCCCCGGCATCAGTCAGTCTGAAGTTAATAAAGTGATCCGTGAAGCGATGCGATCCGCCGAAGAAGAATTTGGGGTCAGCATCGATGTTCCCCGTCGCGGTCGAGAAGCACCCACCAACCCAGAGGGTGAAGAACTTCAGGGTCTTAACGTCGCAGAGACGACGCGGATCAGAGAGATCATCGGCCTGGAAGAGATGCCCGCCAGCCAGAGACGGGGTCACCAGGAAGCAGCGGATATCGCTGTTAAAGACGGGAAGCATTTACCAGCACAGGCCAGACGAACAGCAGAGCAACTGTTAAGTGGCGAGCGGGGCAAGGGTGACTTCTCTGACTCTGACCACATCGGTATGAACATGGCGATCGCCAGCCTGCGTGATCAACTCCATAAAGACCTGCGAGAGGTCGATAAGGCTCTGAAGGACGGGCGAACCAATGACGCTGATAACGCCCGACAGCGAGTAGAGGGTACTCTAAAAGAAATCGATATCCTCCAGCAGGGAACCACTTTCGCCCGCCGCGAAATCGCCCGAGCATTAGCGGCTGGAAACGCTTACATTAATCGCGACACTTATGAAATAGACACTATTCTCCGCAGCGCCCAACAGACCGCCGGGGGTAAGATCAGTCAGGCGATGGCTGATAAGTTCACTGACATGGGCCACCAAATTAAGAAGTTGGAAGAAAATAACAAGAAACTGCGTGAAGAAGCGATTGCCAAGGATGAAGCATTTGAAAGGGCGGTTGCGGAGGGAGTTACTAAACGTCTAAACAACAGTGCGGTTAGGCGAGTAAAAACTAAAGGCGAAAAACATTTAGCTAAACTCCACGCAGAACAGGCAGACCTAAAGAAACAACTCGCTGCCGAGGGGTTAAAGGTACGGTCCACTGGAGGGGGTGTAGAATCGGCTAAAGTCCTGCTTTTGGTGGGGAAACTGGCCCGAAACCTTATTGAACAAAGTGTTACACAACTCTCTATGGGCGAATTATTCACTAATGTGAAGAAAATCCTTCCAGACATTACCGATAAAGACATCGATAAAGCCCTCGCCAACCTCGATCCCAAACGGCAGAAGATCGCCGAGAAACGAGCGAGGAACGACTTCAAAGAAATCCAGAAGATGGCGAAGTTGCGGGTCAAACTGGAAGAGGCCGGTCGCGGCGTGACGCCGCCGGGAGAAACGCTCGCTCCAAGCACTGGTGAGACGGCGGGTATTAGTGATCCTGATGTTGTTGATGCGATACGGAGAACGGCACAAGGGATTGGATTAGACCTCTTAAAAAGGGAGCGAATAAGTACTCACGAGGTGTTAGCAGATCGAGTTCGTGAAGAGTTGCGTGTGTTACTCCCTAACCGGGAATTTAGTCTTCCAGAAATCAAGGATGCTATATCTGGATTAGGTAATTTCACGCCAGCGACAACTGACCCTGTAGAAGTACAGTTTGCCCAATTCCGACATGAACTGCAAAAAAGTCGCCACCTTGAAATTATAGAACACGGCGAACTACCACCTAAAACCGGTCGCGGTCAGGTGGAGATGACTGAACGAGAACGACAATTCCTTAAAGAAGTAAACGAAGCGAAAAAGGAGTTGGAAAACAAGAACCCCGAATTATTCAAAGAGGCCAAGGCGAACCGGCAGAAGGGTGCATTAGACGCCGCTAAAACTGCCGCCCGTAACCACATCAACGACATGATGCAGGACTTGGAAGCGGGCAAGGAATCAATTCCAAAACGAACCAAATTGGAAGGCGATGCCGAGTTAGCAGACCTCAAACGACAAGAAGCCGATGTTCGCGAACTGCACCGGGAGACGTTCAAGAAGGATAAAACCGAAGCAGAGCAAAAAGCAGCCGCCGAGAAGACCCTCGACCGTTCGATCGACATCCTCAAAACAGACTTGTCCAACATGAAGTTGGAAGCAACCAAAAAGGGTGAACCGGTCACCTCCCCGGCAATCGAAGCAAAGAAAGCCCGACTCGCTGAACTGAAAGCCAATCGGGAATGGTTACGCGAAGCGTTTGCCCAGAAACTGTCGCCAGTACAGATCGCTCAACTGGCTCACAACGCCCGTATCCTGCGAGACTTTGCTGACCTTCGCGATCGACTGATGCGAGGCGACACTTCAGCCCGCCGCGCACCCAAGACCGAAACCGTCCTCAGTGAAGAGAACCAGGCACTTCAAAACGCCGTCGACGGGATGAAGAAACAAATTCAGCAACTGCGATCCAAAAAGACGCGGGACGCCAAAGATGCTGAAGAAATTGCTGATCTCAACCGCCGGATCAAGATCGCCCGAAAGGGGATCGTGGAGCCGCCCAAACAACGCACTGAATCGAAGTGGAGGCCAGGGGTTGATGCGATTAAGACGCTGCAAAAGACACTGCGTCAGATACGCGAACAGAACTGGCGGTCAGGAGCAGACGCCAGAGCAGTTGAACGAACGATGGATAAGATCAATCGGGCGCAGGGTCATCTTGACAGTCTAAGTAAAGAAGTCCGCAAGAATAAAGATCAGCCTTCGGAACACTTGAAAGAGTTGCGGGATATGCTGACTGACATTATGCGGGAGATCGATGTCAAGGCTGAAACAATCTACCTGAAAGAGCAATTACGAACCGGCGAATTCGAGGTTAAAGAAACACGGGAACGACGATGGAAAAGCCCTGACCTTGAAAAGGCTGAGATCGAGTTGCAACGCACCAAACGCAAAGTCGATCAGGCGATCCTCGACCAGAAGCCGTTGACCAGGGGTGGCAAAGCCCTTGAATTAATGAACACTGCCCGAACCATTAAGGCCACCGCTGATATGTCGGCGACATGGCGACAGGCCGCAATCCTCTCGGCAAGGAAGATTCTTAAGGGCGAGGTTGTAGAACTAGGACAATTCAATGTCGAGGCATTTGTGGCATTTCTTAAAGAACATAAAGCTCAGGAGATAGACAATAGTATACGCAGTCATCCTGACCAATATCTCCGCGACCGCGCAAAACTCTTCCTTGCTGAATTAGACGGCAAACTGAACAGTAAGGAAGAGTTCTTTATGAGCCGGATACTGGAGCGGATCAAAGGAGTCAGGGTTGTGGTTCGGGCGTCTGAGCGGCATATGGTATCGTTGCTGAATATGCTTCGTGTTGATGCGTTTGATTCCTTCAAAAAGAAATTCCCTAACGCTACTGACGCTGAATTAAGGGCTTGGGCCGACTTCGTCAATAAGGCGTCGGGGCGTGGCGACTTGGATTTTGGAGCAATTGATCCCACTGACCCTGACCGCAAAAAGCGGTTCAAGGGCTGGGATTTGTCAGGGGCGGCTAATATGCTGGCAGTAGGTTTCTTCGCCCCTCGTTTTGCCGCCAGCCGTTTCCAGGTTGGAACGGCATTGTACAAACACCGTGACCAACCACGGGTGATGCGGGAGGTCGCTAAGACGTTGGCGTCTTTTGCCAGTATAGGATTAACTGCTGCTGGGTTGGCACGACTATCGGGTGCTGAAGTCTCATTAGACCCCAGAGAATCTGACTTTTTAAAGATACGGTTTGGCAATAAGGTGTTCGACCTGTTTGCTGGAACGCAACAACCTTTCCGGTTGCTGCTGGCGGGAATTTTAACCGGTACGGATGCGACAGGATTAACCGGAAAACACTTGTTGAAATCCGAGTTGGGTGACCCCTTGGAATACATCCAGCGGTTTGCCGCATTCAAAGGTGCGCCTGCCCCACTGTTGGTGCATTCTTTGATCAGAGGTAAAAACATAATTGGGCAAGAGCGATCTGTACCGGAAACTTTGGCTAGGTCATTTTTCCCGATTATTGTTGAATCTGTCTGGGATGCGTTTTGGGAAGGCAAAAATAGAGATGGTACGGCTCAGGGAATCATGGATGGTATCATTATTGGATCAGCAGAGTTTGTGGGGATCGGTAGTTCGACATTTGAGATTAGTGAACGGGTCACCCGTAAACGCATCCGCAAACTCTGGCTGGGTGGTAAGAAGAAACTTGCCCGAGAGTTGAAAGCGGAGTGGAATAAACGCAACCCCAAGAACCAGATCAGAACAGTTAAACTACCCGAAGGGAGTAAGTAATGGCCGCTCAGAACCCTGGTAGTGGTGGTGGTGAATCGACGATCGGAACCGGGGCAATCCTTGGACCCAACGGAACCCGTTTCATCGGTGCTGATGATTACCTTCGCTACTTCATCGCGCAGGGCAAAGCCTCTTCGTCATGGAATTTCGCTGCCGACTTCCCCAAAATGGGCGGGCATCTGTATAAGATGGCAATCTGGCCGGTCAGTGGAAACGAACCTGACGCTGACTTCACCCTGACCCTCACAACCCAGAACGGGATACAGTGGTCAACCTTGGTCGATAAGGATGGGGAATCGTCCATCCTGCTACCCTGCGACTTCTACAATGGCGGAGAGGACAACCTCTCGGCGACCGCCACTATAGAGGAATTAAATATCGCAATCAGTGACCTGGAAAACAGCAACGCCGCCGGTCAGGTGCATGTGGAAATATGGATGTCCACTAAGTTGGGTGCGCGGCAGTCCTGTAACCAGAAGACCTATACATTGTTAGGGGAATCTACCAACACTACTGAAGTGGATATGTTTATTGCTCCGTTACAAAATCACCGCAAACATAATCTGCGAGGGACAATTAAAAATAACCATTCATCCGCAGTGACTGCGACAATTATATTAAATAGCTCAACAAACCGTGAAATTTGGCAGGATTCCATTGCGGCTGATTATACGCTCGATCTGAAAGACATCCTTCGAGGAATAGAGTTGGTAGAAACCACCGATAAGGTAGAATTCAAACTGACCAGCAGCCCAGGAACCGAATGTGATTTTGTGGCGGTGTGGGATGAGAGTCCGAATTGATGAGTAACGTGTATGAACATTTTAAGGGCATTGGGCCGGTCGTTGTACAAGACGCCGCACCGAACCCGCGTAAGGGTACGGCGTGGCTGGACACATCCACCGAAAAACTAAAAATATGGGATGGGACACAGTGGGTGAATGCCACCGGCAGCACGGCCTATGCGACCCGGCATGTGTTGGTCAATAATTGGTATTCGAGGGGCGGCACTATGTCGGTCACGCAATTTCCAACAAATAGTAATACCACTGCCCAAATATATTCACTCAGGCTAACCCGGAATACAGGAGGAACTAATACAAGAGTATACTTCTACCCTAACCAACTGCCAGAATGGGTTGATGTTAGTGAAGATATTGGAGTGTGGTTGCCTGTTGGTGTTAATAACGGAGCGACAGACCCCGGCGATACAGTATATATAGATGTGCATATCGACCACTTCGATCCCGCTAACACATCCACAGGAATTACCGAAACCGCATTGACGCCGGTGGTGGTTGATATGTACGATCCGGCATTAGCGAACATGGGGACAGATTATAAATTGATCGGGACCATTCCCGGCGGGACATTGGCAGCCGAAGCGGTTTATGGCATCGGATGGGGCGGTGACATTCGAGATGATAGTGGCAATTGGACGATGGTAGAACAACTAAATACCGCCGTTTGCCTAACCCTCAAATGCGTGCCTCTATAAAGGATGAGTAATGCCGACACAGCGACAACGAGATGATTTTCTAAACGCATTTGCTGACGCGGAGATCGCCAAGCAAACGCGACGGTCTGACGCCGTGAATGCGATGCGGGCGGCAGGGTTACTAGACAGGAAATTAAAGGCCGGAGAAGTCACGCAGGACGAGTATCACCGCCAACTGGAAACTATACGACAGACAGATACTAATATCGAATTAACCGACGATGAATATGATTTTATCGTGGGTGAATAAATAACCGGAGAATGAATGATGGAATGCTCAGCGACACATCAAACGAACGCAATCGATTGGCAAACCATGGCGGTGCTGGTCGCGATCCTCATAGCCACGATCAAGGCGGCGTGGACGCTAAGGGGTATCCGCGATCATGCCGAACGCGGAACCGCAGCGGCTGAACAAACAGCGGCAGACATGCGGGTAATGCGAGGTGATTTTCACCTGTTGAAAGATCAGGTTTTGAGACATGGATATGAATTAGATAAACATGGAGATGAGATAGACAGAATCAAAAAAAAACTCCCTCCATCCGACAAATATAGTGTTGAAACTTAACCTTAAAGGAGGTTCGATATGACTTTTGAAACACTGTTCCAATCGTTTCTTGTGGCACTGGGTGAATTCTGGACCGGTCTGCTGGAACTGTTCTTCGGTACATTCCAGACAGTCCTCACTGCGGGAGGTATTCTCTAATGACGCACAAAACGTCAAAACGTATCGACATAGGGTTGTTGGTGCTGGTGGGTATCCTATTGGGAGTGACCCTGTTGTGTTCAGGTTGCGCCGATCCGGTCGATGATTGGACGGTCAGTTCAAACTCTGATGTAAAATATTATGTCGGCCAGGGGCAGGAACTGGAAGCACTCGGAACCCAGACACTGGGTAAAATGATCATCGAGTCCGAAGATGACGCAGCGGTGCGTGAACGGCAGCAACTCTACATGGACGGTTACCTGCTGGACAAAGATCGTATCTCCTCCGACACGCAGGGGCGTGAAGGTACTTACGGGAAATACATCAGTAACCTGCTTGCTCCGCAGAACGAAGACGGCACATCAAACAAAACCTTGCTCGGTATCCTGCTGGGCGGCGGATTGCTCGGCGGCTATGGAGTCGGGCGGAACACTAAACCTACTGGAGGGAAAAAGTGATGTTCGATTCCATTAATAAAGCATTGACTTCTATATTAGACAAGTTTGGCACAAAGTGGAAGACCACCACCGGTGCGATCGTCGTCGCCGGTATGTTGCTCGCCCGTGAATTCGGCCACCTCGATCCAGCGACATTCGATGTCTGGTTTCATTGGGCCGAAGGGTTGTTCGGTCTGGGGCTGTTGCATGCCCGGCTGAAAACCAAATAGACATCCCTTGATGCGGTGGCCTCATCCCCCACCGCTACTCTCCGCATCCTCTCGCCCTTACGCTCACTGGGGGCGAGGGGATGTAATTTTATGATCTGCATAAGGTTATAAAAACCTCTCCATATCTGTTGACAGAAAACCACAGGCTGATACAATACCCGACAGAACAAAAGGAGAAATCAGATGGTTCCAATTCTCGATGATTTCACGCAATTAGACAATCTTGTTGTAGGGGGTCAGGGACGCAGCGCCGAAGACCTCTATTATTCCGCCTCACTCATTGCATTGATTACGTTCCCTGTCTGGGGTTGGCTGCTGATACCGGTCGGCCTCTATGAATTATACAAAGGTGTTTACGATATCCGCAAACGCCGCAAATCAAGGAGAGCAAATGTTTCTGCAAGGTATCGATGTTAACATGGAAGCGGGTGACCGCCATTACCTGAAGTTCCTGGGTCTGCGGCAACCTCATAACCCTGTGCCGTCAAAAGTCAGCGTTGTGGCGATCTGTCATAACAACGGCGTTGAAAACGGTCCTCTGGGGGTATCATTCGCATGGAACGATGGAACCGGCGATGTCAATCAGGATTGGGGTTCGATGCCCCCACACCTGAAACTGGGAACCCCAGGTAACGACTTCTTCGGGTTCTAACAAAGCTCCTTTGTTCACCCCGTCACCGGTCGCGCACAACCGGTGGCGGGGAATTATGTGGTAGCGGGTGGTACGGATCGTCTATACAAACGGTTCGCTACCGGGGCGATACGCTGGTTCGATTCCGGCCTACCACAATATGCTTCAATTAACCTGCAAAAAGGATGGACACCTCTATCGCTGGCGATATCACATTGATCAGGAGCCAGTGGTACTGGACTCTATTTTAAAATCTGTCGGGGATGAACACTTAGGCTTGGATATATGGGACGCCACATTGATGGCGGCTAAGATGGGTGAATTACGAAAAAAGGAGAATCAGGATGGACATAGACACAACACTTGAAGAATGGTGCGAGGTTCGAGGTGCGATCGATGACCTTAACGCCCGATTGAAAGTACTCTCAAAAGATCGCATCCACCTCGAAAAACGAATCCTCGAATACTCGGAAGAAACTGAACTAACCAAGTTCGGTAACGACGCCGTCACCGTCTCAGTCAATAACGACGCCCTGCGAGCCAAGTATAACCCCGAGACATGGCCCGAGATCATCAAATGGGCGGTTGAAACCAGTAATGACCACATCATTCAACGCAGGCTCACTGACGCCAAGGTGGTCGAACTGTTCAACGCCGGAACCGAATTCCCCGATGGGTTATCACTGGAGCAATATGCGAAACTGTCGATTCGCAGAAAATAATCAAAGAAAAGAAAGGCAAAAAATGACAAACACACAAATGACAAAAAAGGAACAGAACGCACTCGTCAAAGCGGGCAACGAAATGGAGTTCACCTTTGAAGGGGAGGATCAGAGCGATATGGAAATGCCCTACGCCTGCCTGCACCAGGGCAAACTCTCCAAAACCTCGCTCGGCGACCATCCCGAAGGCTCCCTGATCTCCAGCCTCACCAAAGAGCAAATCAGAGGTCGCAAATTCATCCCGCTCCACGGCTGGAAGACCTATAAGGTGATGGGCAACAACAACACGGTGGAACAGGTCACCAACAACAAGTCCGAACTGCCGTCCGACGCCCTCTCCTGGGTGGACGACCGCCCACCCCGTGCCACAGTCTTCCGCCGCTTCCTCGTCCTCTTTGAAGGTGAAGATATGCCCTGTATCCTCAGTTTCAGGGGCTACGGAAAATCCGCTTCGGCAGGCAAGACCCTCGCCACCCTCCAGAAGATGCGCAGCGGCCAGGGCAAAGGCGCAGGGATGTTCACCTACGCCGTCACCGAGTCCACTAACGACAAGGGCGAATGGTTCGATCCGGTCATCAAACCGCCCGTCGATCCGACGCCGGAACTGCTCGCCGCAGCGCTGGAATGGTCGCCGCTGGCAAAAGCCGCCGCCAACCAGAAACATGACGCTGACGCAGTGGAAGAGGTCGAATCGGATCAGGGTAGTAGCGACGAAACGCCGTTCTAACGAAAGTGACGGGATCACCGGTAGGTTAAATGGGAAACCATTGCCAACGCCGTAGTGCGATGTCGCGGCCACTGGGCGAGAAATCGCTCAGTGTGCCTTTCTCCATCCTTGGGATGGGTAGGCTGGCTTCCGGCAGCAAAATCTGGGGTTGCAAGCCCCTAAAACGTGTGGGTTCGATGCCCATCAGCCTATTAAATTAACAAAAGGAGAATCAGATGAGTGAGTTTGAGATTACACCGGATGTGTTGCGGAGAGAAAGACCTGTATTGAGTAACAGCAACACGACGCATTCTGAAGATGCCGCCGCATTCCACCGCCTCGCCGACCGGCTGGAGGAGTTGGAGCGAGTGGGTCCGAAGTTCAAGGCGGGAGATCGGATTATATACAAAGGCGTGATTCAGTCTGTAATCGGCACACATCCCGTCAGGTGTGAAATAGCACCGATATGGGGAACTGATATCGCTGAGCATAAGTTTGTCAATGCTGATGATCTCAAATTCGCACCCGCCGAGCCGACGCTGGTGGAGCGGTTACGGAACTGGACATCCTCAATGGAGGGATTGTTAGACGATGACACTGATGAATTAACAGACAAGGCCGCTGATCGCATCGAGGAGTTGGAACGGCTAATCGAAAGAGATTGCGCGGAAGAGGTAGAGGAAGACCTTAAAAAAAAGGGGGTTAAACCGTGCTGACCCCCATGCAACACCAACTTGATGCAGTCAACATCGCCAAGCAACATCCCCGCTACGCCTTCTTCTGGGACTGCGGGACCGGCAAAACCATCGCCATGCTGATGGTGTGCGAAAAACTGGGCGGCAGAACCTTGGTACTCGCACCCAAGAGTATTTTGAGGGCCGCATGGGCCGAAGACGCCAAACTCTTCCCCGATCTGAGGGTCACCATCGCATGGTCGACCAAAAAGACCGAACGCCTCAAACTGATCCATGACCCCGAAGCCGATATAGTGGTGACGAATTATGAAACATTCAAACGAAATTACCGTGAATTTCTGGCTTCAGGGTTCCAGCGACTTATCGTCGATGAGTCCAGTAAACTCAAATGCCCTGACACCCAGATCACCAAGTCAGTACACCTCTTCTGTGAATGCGAAACCACTAAATCAGTCTATCTGTTATCCGGAACCCCAGCCCCAAACAACCCTACCGAATACTGGGGTCAACTGAAATGCCTCTATCCCACCCTCGCGCCCTACTACAAATTCTGCTACTCATATTTCAAACCGCTCAAACGCAAATACGGCGAAAAGACCTTCACCATCGGATGGGATTACCTCGAAAACAAGAAAGACGCCTTCCTTGACGGGTTGAAGAAATGTAGTTGGTCAATGTCCAAAGAAGAGGCGGTTGACCTCCCTGCCCAGACCGATGAAATACGCGATGTCACCCTGTCAAAGGATGAACGCACCGCCTACGAAACCATGCGCAAGCAACTGATCGTCCAATTCAACAACGGGGAACTGGTGGGGGCCACCACCCAATCACGGCTGATCAAACTCCGACAGTTGACCGGCGGTCTGATGTATCATGGCGAAGATCGCGTCAGCGAAACCGGCTCATCCAAGATCAATGAACTGCTCGCCGTGCTGGCGGAAATCGGCGACAAACAAGTGGTCATCTGGGCAGAATTCACCGCCGATATCGACCGCATCCACTCAAATCTGTCGCAACTTGGCGACACGGCGATCATCGACGGGCGTACCAAGGATGCTGGTAATATCGTCAGTAGTTTTCAGGGCGGCTTCTGGAAATATCTTATCTGCCAGCCCCAAGCCGCAGGGCATGGGATCACCCTCACCGCGGCGTCGTATGCGATCTACTACAACACTGGATTCAGCTATGAAAACCACAAACAATCCCGTGATCGTATTCATCGCAAAGGACAACACGACCCCTGTACCTACTACTATCTGGTCGCAAGTGACACCTGTGATTGGCCCATTCTCCAGACCCTCCGCAACAAGCAGTCCGTTAGTGAAAATACAATGGAAATACTCGGCATCAAGCAAGGAAGCGAAAAACAATGCTCAGGGACAAACATCGAGACGAACTGCGGGAATCCGGCCTGAGCGACGAAACGATCGCCGCTTCAGGAATCTACTCCGCCGACAATGAAGAAATAAAGACCATCCTCGGTTGGCAACCCAAACACATGCAATGGGGCAGTGGATGGGTCATCCCCTTCGATAAGGGGTATAGCCGAATCAAACTCGATAATCCACGCTTTCGCGACGATAAGCCGATCAAGTACGAGTCACCGGTCACCCTGAAGGGCGATCGGCTCTCAAAAGCCAGTTGGGGAACCACCAATCGGGCGTTCTTTCCACCGGAGTTTGATGTTGAAGGTGATACCATGTTTATCACCGAAGGCGAAAAGAAAGCCCTCTCTGCCACCCAACACGGGTTCCCCTGCATCGGCCTCGTCGGAGTCTGGGGCTGGCAACTCTCTCGCCCCCATGATGATGAAGGCAAGAAGTACGGCTCCCGACACCTGATCCCCGACTTGCGATCGTTTGAATGGGATGGCAATAAGGTCTATATCTGCTTTGACTCCGACGCCGCCGAGAACTCGCTGGTCCTGATGGCCGAACACCGGCTCGCCGAAATACTCACCCTGAAGGGTGCGACAGTTAAGGTCATACGCATCCCACCCAACGAGGACAACGGCGACGGCAAAGTCGGACTCGATGACTATCTAGTGAAGCATGGGGCCGAGGCGTTTCAGCGCCTTGTCGACCGTGCCGTCGATCCCGAACTGCCCCCCAAGAAAGGCCCGATGGATCTCGCCCGTGACTTTATCAACCAGAATTGCCGATCCCAGGACCGAACCCTCACCCTCCGGTGGTGGAGCGGGGAATTCTACCTCTGGAAAACCAACAAATACATCCTCATACCAGAGATTGAACTGATCGCCTTATCGCTGAAGTGGCTTGACGCTATATACCCCAACGCCAAACCAAGACAAGCCCTCGATCTGGTTAAGTGCCTGCAATCGATCTGTATGCTACGGGATACCGTCATGCCCCCCTGCTGGATCGGTAAGGGCAAGAAACCCGCCTTGGTAACCATCCCTGCAATTAATGGTATCGTGCAGATTGAGAGTCTTAGCGGCGCAATGCCCACCATCCAACCTCACACCCCACACTGGTTCAGTACCTCCTGCCTGCCCTATGAGTTCGATCTGGAAGCCGAATGCCCCGTATGGGAGAATGAATTCCTTCCCTCAGTGCTGGAGGAAGACGACATTGAGCTGCTCCAGCGGTACATGGGGCTGCTGCTCACCAAGGAAACCCACTACCAGAAGTTCCTGCTGATCATCGGTCCTCCCCGTGCCGGTAAAGGCGTCACAGTCAGAGTCATCGGTAGAGTCATGGGCGATGAAAATTGCACCTCACCCACGTTATCCAGCCTGGGAACCGACTTCGGCCTCTGGCCGCTGATCGGAGCCACCGTAGCGATGCTCCCTGACGCCCACCTAGGACGCAACGCCGACTCGATGCGTATCCTCGAATGCATCAAATCGATCACCGGAGAGGATAGCCAGAACATCAACCGCAAATTCCTGCCGCCACTCCGCAACGTCAAACTGCCGGTGCGATTCGTCGTAACGGTGAATGAACTGATGCACTTCAGCGACACCTCTGGATCGCTCTCGGCTCGGCTGATGCCGCTGGTGTTCACCAAGAGCTTCGCTGCCGCCCCAGACCTGACGCTGGAGGGACGTATCAAACCAGAAACCGCCGGAATCCTGAATTGGGCTATCCACGGGCTGGTGAAACTGAAACAAGCAGGGAAGTTCAATGTGCCGGAAGCATCGGCGCAGATACTTAACGACTTTACGGCGTTGAGTTCGCCCACCCTGACGTTTATCAGCGAGTGCTGCGAATTGGAGCATGGGCAGACCGTAGAGAGCAGCACCCTCTACCAAGCCTATTGCGGGTGGTGCGCGGAGAATGGGCGACCGTCCACATCGTCCTCGAAATTCGGCAGCAACCTGAAAGCAGCCAACCCGATGATCGATAAGATTCGCCCACGCACCGCCGATGGCGGTCGCACCAACGCCTACACCGGCATTCGCCTTACCGCCGATGGCCTCTACCTCATCGATAATGGGCGGAAGAAACTTGGGCTAAAAGAGGGAGATTAGGGAAATGTTAGTGGAGTGTTTGGGGAAAGTAAGGGTCTGGGTCATACTGGTCAGGGTGGTCTAGTGATACTATTAGATGTTTTTTTTTTTTGAAATTTATAATAAAAAGAGGTGAAAAGAGGGAAAAAGAGGGAAAAAAACGAAAGGGTATAATGGTTTGGGTATGTGACCGGGGTGACCAACCCCGATAGGAGGCTAAAAATGAAGATTGGTGGTCACACTTGGGACGAGTGGAGCAAAAAGAGAGAAAAGAAGAGGGGGAATGAGGGAAAAATCGCGGAAAAAAGGGTAAAAAATGCGGAAAAAAGAGAAAAAGCTGAGAATTTGGTTGTCGAGAATACCAAAAAGCGCTATGACCAAAGCGCGACCATGTGTGACCGGAATTCAGTTTTTTTAGGAAATGCAAAACTTTTAAATGTCGGAAATAACTCACAAGAAGATTTTAAGGAGTGGTACGAGGAGCGAGCCGCCGTCAGAGAGTACGAGGGAGGCCAGGATCGAGCAGACGCCGAACGCGATGCACTGATCGAAACCCAACAGGAGTTCGCGGAGAGAGGCTATCGGGAGTTGATAGGGGATCGAGACATTGAAGCGGAAATGACAGCAGTGAGGAAGATGTGGGAGTGGAGCGGAGAGTGGACCGCAGCATGGCAAGATGAATGGGACAAAATAGATACCAGAAAGGTAGGTGTGTACCAATGATCTTTATCGGCATCGATCCAGGGAAACGCGGGGCGCTCGCGATGATACGGTCCAGCGACGAATCGAAAGATATCTACGACATCCCCATGATCGACAAGAAACTCTACGATATCGCCGAATGTGTCGAACTACTGAGGGAGATCAAGGGCGACGAGGTCTGCATCTGTGCCATCGAAAAGCAACAGTCGATGCCGAAACAGGGTGTAGCGTCCTCGTTCAGCACAGGGCAAGGATATGGCATGTGGCTCGGAATACTGGCGGCACTAGGCATCCCCTACGAAGAAGTCAGGCCAGCCAAATGGAAGAAGACCCTGAAAATCCCCGCCGACAAAAGCGAAGCACTCGCCAAAACAAAAGCACGATATCCGGACGCAGCGCTGAAACGGCATGATCATGGCGATGCCCTGATGCTGGCAGTCTACATTATGGAGACGACAGGATGAGTGAAACCAACAGGAGAAACCAGATGAAACAATTGGAACCAAGCGAAATCGATAAAGCATGGGAACTGGGCGACTTGGCACTGGCTGGGACCGGCGTCACATGGGAGCAGATAGTGGGCCAGCGGAAACCCAAAGAAATAGCGGCGGCACGGGCCAAAGTCGCATGGACGATCAGGGAAACCCTGCAATGGTCGTACCCTATGATCGGGCAACTGATGAACAAACATCACACCACCATTCTACTGGCGGTGAGGCGGTATGAGAGCGAGGTGATGCAATGACTAAAACCATAACCCTTCCCGACGAGGCAACCATACGCGGCATCATCGATGGTTCAGTGACGGTGATTGTGCTGCCGGTTGAGCCGCAGCCACCGAGTGGCACTGAGGCCATGCGTGACATCCCCGAAACCGATAGATGGTGGTCGGCAATTAAGATCGACAACGAAATAGGCGTAGGTTATGTCCCAATCCAAATGGCTATGAGTGAAAAGCAGCACCAGTGGCATTCACCCTTCGGCCAGCCCGGCGATGTGGTGGAGCTTGAATGGAAGCATGGCGAAACCACGATCCGTTGCCGCCGCCGCACCAAGGCCGTCCGGTGCTGTCAGGCGAGCGAGGTAACGGAATGGGAGTTTCTTAACTCAAACGACGAATGGGTTGGGAAACCAGACGAGATGTGGGTCTGGGTCGCAGAAGTTGAACGATTAGAGGGCGACGATGGCGAGTGACCTAAGATTCTTAATCATACTCTGTTACACACTGTGGGGAGCGGTGTGTTCTGTATTATTTCTAGGCGTATGCTGGTTAGCGAAGGTGATTTATGCCAACTAAAACTCTGACCCTCTCAAACGAGGCAACCATTCGCGGCATCCTCGACGGTAGTGTGACGGTGCTGGTGCTGCCGGTGGAACCGCAGCCGCCGGAAGGTTTCAATACAGTCCAACCACAAACATCTGACGCTGTGTTCGCTATTTATGAAGGAGTGCCGGGTGCTTCAAAAGCCGTTTATCCTGTATCCCCTTTCGGCCAGCCGGGCGATGTGGTGCGAATTGAATCTAACGGCAAGGTATCGCAGCGTAAAAAGCTATTGTTCACCCTCGCCGTGTATGGCCGCACCAAGTCGGTGCGGTGCTGCCGGGTGGGTGATGTGACGGAGGATGAAGCCTTAAAGACAGGTGTTAGGTGGCATGAATGCTATATTCCGACGGAGGGATTCCGAGGTAGGCCGACTTGCTTTCTTCAATCTAATTGGAACGCCACCCACGGCGACACGCCGGGCATGGAATACGAGGCGAACCCGTGGGTCTGGGTAGCGGAAATTGAACGATTGGAGGTGGACGATGAAACAGTTTCAAATTAACGAAGACGATTTGACTGAACTAGAACGACTGTTGCCGGAAGTTTTCGACCGCATGATAGATAGAATGGATAACGCTATGTGTGTAAAGCACCGGCAACTGCAACAGATATTGTCCAATGTACGGTGGAACTATGGCCCACCGAAGAATGTAGAGAAAATAGACGGCGACAACAGTGGCGAGGAATGGAAGGGGGCCGACGATGGCGAATGATCCGGCAATACAAGCGGCGAAAGAATGGTACGAAAGTTCCGAACGGGCAATCCTTGAAATGGAAGGATTACAGGACACTAAGCAGCACCGTGAATGGTTAGATGGGTTAGAAACCAAAATGGCCGACATCATCCGCACTGCCTACGCCGAACGGGATACGGTGGCGGGGGAGATGGCGAAGATTCTTTATTGTTACAAATTGAACTTCCCATGCAGGGTAATCGGGCCGGGAGGGCGATATTGTGAGTGTAGGGAGTGCAAAGCCTACACCGACTATCGGCGAGTGTACGAAAGCGAGGAAAACAATGACGCAGAAAAATGAACAACCGATGGATGAGTTTCTGGCGGAGTGCAAGGCGAAGTGTGATGAGATGAGTTTCTATCCAGTAGTGTTTAATCTTCACGCCCGAACCGCAATGCCGAGGCTGGTGCGGGAGGTAGAGCGGTTGCAGCAAGAGAATGGTAACCTGCAATGTGAGGTGGATCATTACGCTAACTGTTTATTAGAAAGCGAGGCCGACGATGCAGAGTAAACAGGAATTATACGCAGATGCGATGCGAGAAATCGCCGACCTCAAGCGGAGGTTGGGTCAGTGCCGTGAACAATGCCTAACCCTTGAAGCGGTAAACCAAGAGCAAACTAAGTCTCTGGTCTGGTGGGCAGGGGAACGTGACCGGCTGAAAGCGGAGTGTGATCGGTTGAAAGCAGTCAAGGAGTCGCTGGAAATCGATTTGCAGGTGTATCGTGACAAGGAAAGCGAGGATAATAATGAGCGAAATGGTAGCGAATAGTAAAGCCGTTACACCAAAAACCGCCAATAAAGATACATACCGTAAAGACTACAAAGGTGGTAGCGATTCAGTCGAGGAAATCCAGGCCAGAATTGCGATCGAGCAGCGGCATGGCGGGGAACATGATGGGTTAATACCGTTGACGTTATGCCAACTGGAGCAACGGATCGAGTTGAACAAGGAATTGGATAGGCAGAAAGGGTTTGGAGCAGGTAAAGGTGATTTGCCCCACTCCCCGCGCAAGACCAATCAGGAGATCTTGGACGAGAAGTGGGACAAAATCCAAGCGGAACAGGCTGAATTACATGGCGGCTAGCACACGTTTACTGTAATCCAATGTACTGGAATATCTCCACCCATTGGGGCCACCGAACCAAATTCGGGCTTTCACCGAATTGTCGGCGGCGTGTCCGGTGACTTGCTGATAATGATCAGCCCAATAGCCAGTATATATGTCAAACATCGCGATCGACTGTCGTTTGTCCCACCTGTCAGACAGTTTGAATCGGCGGGGATCATCGATCAGACCGCAGATTCGATTCACATCGTCGAGGCAAATCTCTCTAATTTGGAGAATTCCAGTAGCACCAGACTTTTGATTGTACGCGGCAGTATCACCATTGCTCTCGACCGCGATAATCCCCCGTAGGAGGTTTCGCCGGTAATCCTGTTCAGGTGATGATACAGACAGGTCAGTTCTGGTAGGTGGCCTAATATCCAACCAACCGTCGCATCCCACTCCAGCGGCCAGCATTGCGGTCGCGGTCATGCTCAATTTGAGCGGGGTTTCATAGGTTCCAGCTTTGATTTGGCTTTTGATTCTCTGTATTCTATTCATATCAACAACTCCCTTATAGTTGGTGGTCATGCCTCGGCAGCTACGCACTGCGCGGGGCTGTTTTTATGACAGACATCGTTCGATATAGCGTGCTACCCAATGACCTCCATTACGCATCCGGTGGCCTTGCTCATTCATCACCGCAGCAATTTGAGAGTGCGTTAGACCTTCCTGCTCCCGCATAATAGTGATGAGTGCCTGTTCTTCATCCACCTCGATCAGGCGGTTACCTTCTATGCGGTAGCCAAAAGGAGCGCGGGCAGACATGACTTCACCATTGCGTTGCCTATGCTTCATGGCGGCAGATGTGCGTTCTCGGCTGTTCTTCCGTTCAAAGGTGGACATCATCAATCGCATTGTGACAAAAGCATACCCGATCGCGGTCGAGCAGTTAATGCAATTTCCGCCTTCATCACTTAAATGGAGGGTAATCTCATTCTCCCCCCATTCCTCTATCGTCATTAATCCATCAGGTGTGTCGCGAAATAGCCGATCCAGCTTCTGGACACATACATGGTCTGCTGATCCATTATTGAGCATTTCGATCAACTGCTCTCCACCCGGGCGATCAGCCAGCCATGTACCAGCGCTGATATGTGGCTCTCGCACCACATGCATCACCGTCAATCCAGCCATAGTGCAGTACCGGCGGCAGGATTCCTCCTGCACGTTCAGTGATGCGACAATGTCATCGGATTGGTGTACATCACATTTTTTGCAGAAATACTTGCCCTCTCCGGTGTGCGTCGTAGGCTTCTTACAGGCATTACAACGCACAACACGGGGGCTGTATCTGAGGTAGAGGATGGTATTCATATTACCCCTTAAAGATTAATCGTCGCGGTTTTAATTACTCGTCCACAGTTAGTTTCAATTGTACTGATCGGCCCATTAACTGCTATAACCTCACCACTTAGGGGTTTGGTGGCTTTGAACCAACTTAGCGTGAGTTCGTTGAAATAATCACTAGGACAGGCGAAGTTTTCGACAAGGTCACCTATTTTTATTCCATAAACGAAATACATATATTTATCTCCTTTTGTTCGATCAACTCTATTTTAACTTCCTCTCGATCAATTCACGCACCCAAGCCGATACACTGCCACGGTGTTTGGTATTCAGCGCGGCAGCCTGTACCAGCCGGTGCAACTCATCATCTATATAGACGACCACCTTGCCGGTGTTTTTTGGGGTTTCCGGTCGTCCAGCCTTTTTAACCATGTCTGATACCCTCCGAATCCCACCATTCGAGCGGTGGATAAGGCCACTGAGTGGCGATTTGGTATTTGATTTTATCCCCAACAGGGACTTTGATAACGTAGTACGGCCTGTCATGCTTCATTTCAAGTTCATGGGCGAGCCTGATCGCGGATTGGAGTTCATGGATCATTTGGTGGCTCCCGCTAATTCATGCTTGATATGAATTATTGCAAGCTCGTTTTCAGACGGCGACAATTCATCAAGGTATTCACCTTCTTTTAATCGGTCAGATATACATTCCATTGCCCATTTCTCATCAACAGAATAACAGTTAGAAACGTCAAACACTTCATGGGCTACCCAAAGGCGTTCATCAAAGTTACCTTTCATCTCAATTCTCCTTTTGTTCAAGTCCAATGTTCGATACCAGAGGTATTGTACATTATGTATATTATGTTGTCAAGGGGATTGAGAGTGAGTGAGAGGTGATTTTACTTCTTTTTGCGGGGGATGACCTTGCGGCGGCGTTGCGGATCGCGGATCAGGTATTCGGTGAGGCGATCGATCAGGATAGTCTGGACATTCTTGGCATGCTCCAGATTAGGTGGATGCGGATCAGCGACAATAACCTGACCATCAATCACCACCAGTACTGCATAGCTACTATCACCAAACCGATCCACTCTCACGATCTGGGCGATGCGTTCGCGTAATTCGTCTGACGTTATGGTCGAAGTTTGATTCAGCATAACAAATACCCTCTGACGTTATGGTCGAAGTTTATTTAGACGCAACAGGGGTATTATAACATATTTTCCCAATGTTGTCGATGGCGATAAAAAACATTTGCGGACAATTTTCGTCCGGAATGGCCGGCCTTCCGGAGTTTTTCTATCGGGAATTGTCCGCCCGAAAATAAATTTATTTTTATTTCAGAATTAATTTGACGCGCTCGATATTATGGTGTATATGTATAGTGTGTATATTGTATATTAATCACGAACAATGGGAGAAAAATTATGTTTCGAGCGTACACACGAACAACGGCATTTATCAATCCAGATAAATTGACAACCCGTAAACGAAACGACAAACCACGCGCTTGGAATGGCTGGTTTTTTGTTTATACAGTTTTCGGTTTGATGGAAGTTTGGATTGAGAACGGACGCGTTAATTTGAATGAATGCAAACCAACTATCTTTATCAGTAAGGCGGGATAAATTATGTGCGTGAAATTGTATCAAGAAAAAAATAAAGAGGAAAGCGCAGATTGTTATTGTTGCGGCCATGCGTTTTATGTCGGTGAACGGATTATTATCGATGATAGTGCCAGGTCATTTTGCAATTGTCAATGCGCTTACGCCTATCATGGCAATCCAATAACAATTAATGAAAATCGGGGGTCCATTCTATGCGCGAAATAGGATATATATTGTGGTCCGGAAAATCAAAATTTGATCGCAAGCCGATTGTCGTAATTGCGACGATGAAAAGCCGTAACAAAAAAACTGGCGACATGGTCCAGTGTTACATTATCCGATCGGATATCGATCCAGTATCGGCCATTCAAACCGGCGACAATTGGAGTATCTGTGGTGATTGCGACATACCCTGTTATGTTGAAGTTGGAAAATCAATTTACACGGTCTATCAAGCCTTAAAGCGTGGACGATATCCGGTTGCCGATGTTTCGGCTTATAAATTAATGGCCGACCGACATGTGAGAATTGGCGCGTACGGAGATCCTGCCGCTGCGCCGATAAATGTTTGGCGCAATTTGATTAGATTTGCGGCAGGATGGACAGGGTATACGCACCAGTGGCGCAAACCGTCAGTACAAGCTTATAAAGCTTTCCTAATGGCATCGGTCGACGGCCAGGATAGTATCGAGCATGCCACTAAACTAGGCTGGCGCGCGTTCAAGGTGCGATACCCAGGCGAACAGGTTACAGATTTAAATACGATCGCCTGTTTGAACAGTACAAAAAAACTAGAATGCATTGATTGCCGATTGTGTGATGGAACGGCTTTCGGCAAACATCCAAGCGCTGCGCATATCTTCATTGACGCGCATGGTGGAGCGGCTGTAATGAAGCAAGTAAACAAGAGCGTAGAATTGACAATTGCAAACACCTAATCAGGAGCGAATACAATGCCGAAAATTAAAAGACTCAAACCGAAATACCAGGATCTTTGTATTGAATCTTTGGCAACCGATTCAAGACTTGGATATTGCCGATACTGTGGATGTGAACATGAAAATTGCGACCCTGATCAGCGTGATACCAAATGCGAGGAATGCGGGAAACAAGGTGTGTGTGGTCCGGAACATTTAATTGAAACATACGCTTTATAGGATCAATCCTAATCAATTTAATCAAGCCGCATGATATATCATGCGGCTTTTTTATTGCGCGTCCGATGCGCCACTACAGCGCTTTATAGCCAGGATAATGAAACCCCTGCCCGAATTGTATGATGATCGTGAAATCTTTCACAATGTCCGAAATATAAGCCTATCTTCATTCTAAGCCTATAAACGCCTATAACATGCCGACCTGTCGGATAGCATGTACTGTCCTGCTGCCCTGCCTGCCTGCCTGCCTGCCTGCCTGCCTGCCTGCCCTGCTGCCCTGCTGCCTGCCTGCCTGCTTGCCTGCCTGCCTGCTGCCCTGCCTGCCTGCTGCCCTGCTGCCCTGCCTGCCTGCCTGCCTGCCTGCCTGCCTGCCTGCCTGCCTGCCTGCCCTGCTGCCCTGCCTACCTGCCTGCCTGCCTGCCTGCCTGCCTGCCTGCCTGCCCTGCCTGCCCTGCTGCCCTGCCTGCCCTGCTGCCCTGCCTGCCTGCCTGCCTGCCCCCATAGCGCGATTCTAGGGCCGGAATCCGGTGATCGTTTCGCGATGGGACTCCTAGTCGCTAAAACAATAAATCCCAACAAAAAACAATTTTCATCCAACAAACCCGCGTCCCATATATGGTTCCATATAACGCCAAAAAAAAAATTGGGGAGGTAATTTTGAGAAAAACATTACTACGACAGATCGGGTCACACCCTTGTCATTTCATCATCACTTATATACACTCAATACATGCCTAAAAAGAAGGTCAAATCGACGATGAGTGATGAGGACAAGCGGTTGATCAATCTTGCTAGTCGCGGGGAGCTTGGGCCGGTCAAGCACATTCAGAATCAGGAGATTAAGAAGAGCGTGAAGGATTTGAAGCAATCTGCGATTGACATCCGCGCTCACGTTCTGGAGTTTTTGCGTGAGACGGGTGATTTCGGTAATGAGTTGGAGCAGATGCGGATTTTGGCTGAGGAGTTTGCGGATTCGGATGACCCGAGGACGGCGAGGAAGGCGGCGATTATATACAAGGAGATCGCGAAGATTAAGGCGAGTTGTCTGCGGGACTTTACGGCGTTTGCGGTTGAGGAGGCACATCACGGGGTGAATGTGCAGATCAACCAGCAGATGGAGGGTAGTGGTAGTCGGAGGAATGAGATCAGTGCTGAGAAGCGGGCTATGTTGGATAAGTGGGAGAGTGAGATAGAGGTTCGTGAGGCTAAGTTTTTAGAGGCAGAGGTGGTTGAAAAGGACAAGGAGACTGAGGATGAGCAAACCTGACGACACGTTGATCCGCGAGGTTTTAGCGAATCAGCAGGAGATTCACGACTTGAAGATGCGGTTGCGGTCGGCGTTACGGGTAAAGGAAAAGTTCGCGATCCATTGCAACAATTTGCAATTACAATTAGACGAATTAAGGCTCAAGGATGAACCTGTTAACAACGAAGACCAAGCCGCTTCAAATCCCGCTTAAGCAGTTTGTTAAGTGGGTGAGTGACGGTCATGCATGGATCAAGGATCGTGAGAGTGGTCAGATCATGCCATTTGTTCCACGTTTGAGTCAGCGTTGGATCATTCAGTCATGGTTGGATCAGGCGGGCGAGGGTGTTCCGATTCGGACGATGATTCCGAAGAAGCGAAGAGCGGGAACCAGTTCTGTAGTACAGATCAAGAATTATTTTTTATGTAAGTTTTTTCCACACAAGAAGGGGACGACTTATGCGCACAC